ACAAACTTCCGCAACTACGCACTCTATGTACTGGAAAATCGCGGAATCCCATCTTTCTATGATGGGCTAACAAATGTACAACGCTTCATCTTGGTGAATGCACCAAGTAACTATCACAAAACAATTTCTGTCGTGGGTTCCTGCATTTCTGACGGATATCACCACGGCGACAAATCTCTAACAGGCGCGGTCAACAAACTGGCTCGTCCTTTTGGTTGCTCTGAGCAACTATTACTTGGCGATGGATTCTTTGGAACGCCGGTTCAACAAGAACCTTCTGCTGCTCGTTACACTTCTGTAAAGATTGCTCCAGGGATTTCCGATATGATTCGGAAAAACACGTTCCTTAACACACGTAATGACGAAACTGGTTGGGATCCACTTTGGGTTGATCTACCAATCGGGCTGTCTACCACAATCATTGGTATTGCGGTTGGTTACAAAACCACGGTGCTTCCTCGTAGCATGAAAGATGTTCAAAAGTATTTGGACGGGAAAGCCAAAGAGGTTAAGCCGTACTTCAAAGACTTTAATGGAAAAATCACCCGCTTTAAGGGAATGGATAAGTCCTGGTTGATTGAAGGTATCGCCGAAAAACATAATACTGAAAGATGGATTCGCGTAACCGAGCTGCCTCCGTTAATGAAGTACGGCTCATTTCTCAAGAAGCTGGATGCTATCCTAAACTACCACCCAGGTGTTAAGGTAACAAACAATTCCTCAACTAACGTGGATATTCATCTTCGTTATAGTGGCAATGAGGAAGGTTGGATTGCTTTTTCTGAAGCAATTGAACGCTCAATCAAAATGCTGGTAACGGAAACGCCGGTCTTTGTAAAAGACGGATTGGTATTGGAATATGACCGAATTGAGGACTACATCGAGGATTTCAAATATCGCCGCTCACAACTACGAGTGGAACGCGCTAAACACTTTTTACGAGAAGCCAATGATGAATTGGAATTTGCACGCTGTAAAGAGAAGTACTTAATGTATATGTTGGAAACACAGCGCAAGGAAAATGAAGTTGAAAAGTTCCTCAACGGAGTTACCAAGAATCCGCGAGTTAAACGACGCTTGGAATCTATTTACCTCAAATCATTAAATGAGCAGGAACTAGAAAGAACTCGTAAAGAAATTAAGAGATTAGAAGATTTACAGGCTCAACAAACGCTGGAACTTGCCGAGGCAACCAAGATATTGGAATCAATGGTAGACACAGCTGTATTACGAGGCACTTCCAGTAAGACATCAAGCGCAGCCAATCTATTTGAGGATGAAGAGGAAATTGATGGTATAGCCGTTTGGGATGGTGACCTTGAAACAGAAGAGGAAACAACAAATCAAGAATAAATGAGAATCATTAAAGCAACAGAAAACGCATCAGGTAACCTTACCGATGCGCAGGTCAAGTTTATGCGCGAGCTAAACACTAGCCCTACATTCAATCGTAAAGAAAAGCCGTGGACTCTGGTAAAAATACCAAAGTCAACTACGCGAAATGTTGCATGGCACATTCGAGTAGGTGAAGAAAATTTCCAAGCTTTACAGATGTATTCTCATGGAGAGTACGTAAAGATTTATAGAGCTGACCTAAAAGGAAAGTCGCTTGGTTATTCTGCTTTGGTAAAAGAATACTCAAGTTATGTGGATCTGGAAACTGCAGTTGACAGATTCTATGAAGAATATGCAAAAACACAATCAAATGAAAAGACTACATCTATCTAAAGAGGACATAGAAGCCAAAAAGGACAGCGAAGACTTGTCTGAAGGCAGCCTCATTTCAGTACACGGAGATCACATCTACTTTTATGCTCCGGTAAACCAGGAATCTGCACTGATTCTCAACCAAAAGCTGCATCAGGTATCGATGCAAAGTCTGGGTGGCATTTTCAACAGTATGTATGAAGTCAACCCACCACCACCAATTTGGTTACACATCAATTCATATGGCGGAGAAGTATTTGCTGCATTTGCAATTGCTGATACTATTGAACGCATCAAAACTACGGTTCCTATTGTTACCGTGGTTGAAGGCTGCGCCGCTTCTGCCGCAACTATTATTTCCACCGCAGGTACACGAAGACTAATGAGGAAAAACTCCTATATGTTAATTCACGAACTTAGTGATATGGCATGGGGAAGACAATCTGAATTAGAGGACCACATCCAAAGCAATAAGGACATCATGAAAACCATGAAGGATTGGTATGCTCAACGTACCAAAATTAAACCAGCGGAATTGGAAGAAATCTTAAAGCGCGACCGTTGGTGGAATTCCAAACAATGTAAAACCAAATACGGTTTAGTTGATGACATCATCTAAAACCAAAATCACCCTGTGAATATAACTATCAAATCTTAAAAATCTAACATGGAAAAAGTAACACTGAAAGTAAAGTCAGCTTCTGAGTTCACAAACTTCTTGAAGCGATTCTCGCCAATTGAAAGCACATTATTGCTGGAAATCGAGAACGGGTATCTAAAAGCAAAAACCCACACACCTGAGCGTAGCGTAGTAAAATCTTCTAAAATTGACATGAGTCAAATCTTTGAAGGAGAATTTACCGTTGACCAAAACATTTTGTTTGGAATCTTCAGTGTCGACAAATTGACTGAAGCATTCAAACACTTCTCTGAAACCGATGTAGAATTTACATTGTCTTATGAAAACACTACTGATGGAATGGTTGGTACTGAGGTAACTCTGTCAAGCCCAAGCCTAACAATCAACTTTCAATGCGCAAGCTTGAGATTGTTTACGCACATCACTGATGAAATGATGGACCGCATCAGTAACACTGAAGCAGCTCCAATCAATTTTGTTCTTACCAAAGAACATCAGAAAAGAATCTCATCAATTTCTACTATCGACAGCGACCACAAGCTTTTGACTGTCAATGTTAAAGAAGGAAATGTAAACGTAACTGGAAGAAGCTACGATCTTTCCTTAATGAGCATCGACGATAAAGCTGCTGATGATGTATCAATTTCAATTTACAAGAACCAATTTGGTTTCTTGGATCGCGAGGATGCTGTGGCACACTTATCAGGTGACCGTATCGTTTTCTCCTCAATTGAAACTGAAACAAAGACAATCATCGGTAAAGCTGAATAATGGTGGCAGAATACAAACATTGTCAAATTGACCCACAGAATGCGTCTCGGGATGAGATCCTAGCTGAAATAGCTAGGCTCAATTCCCTGATGAACGAGAAGGGTAATGAAGAACAGGCAATCAAAATCTTCATTAACTCTATCTACGGTGCGACGGCTTCTCCCTATTTCGTTGGTTACAACGTACGGGTTGCGGAAGCTATTACGCTTCAGGGGCAGGACATTATTAAGTTTGTATCAAAAACCATCAACCGTTACTTCCATGAATTTTGGCATCGTGATACTGAGCTCCATACAAAGCTTGGTATTACGAAAGTCGAAAGGGTTAAAGATGAAGTAACTATCTACGGCGATACCGACTCCGCTTATGTATCTTTCCAGGAACCGCTCTTTGGTTCTGATTGGAAAGGTGAGGATCCTACCGAATTTGTACTTGGTATCTATAATCATCGCCTAAAGGACTACCTTAAAAAGGCTTTTGATAAGTACGGTCAAATGTGGGGTACTGAAAACATTCAGGATCTGGAAATGGAAACCATCTCGTATTCTGCAATCTTCCTCCGCAAGAAGAAGTATGTATTGGATTTGCGATGGAAAGATCCGGGTGTACTCTTTGAACCGCAATCCAAGATTAAGGCCAAAGGCGTCGAAATTGCTCAATCATCTACACCAAGCTTTATTCGTCTCAGAATGAAGAAACTCTTGGAGTATATTTTCAGGGAAAAAGACAAACTGAACCTTCGTACATTTGCGGATCTTCTCAAAGAAGAAAAGCGAGCGTTCACTGTAGAAAACATCGAAAACGTAGCCTTCTCATCTTCCATTAGCGATTATGAAAAAGGCATATCCGATGACCGTAAAAAGTTGGTGATTAATGCTCACTGTCCAATACATGTCCGAGCTGCTGGTTATCACAATTATATGCTCAACAACTCAAAGTGGAAGAACAAATACCAACTCATCAAATCCGGTGATAAAGTTCGTTACTACTATGCAAAAGCCGAACGAGGCGAAGAAAATGTATTCGCATTCCTTCCAGGCAATTTCCCAGTAGAACTTGCTCCACCTGTTGATTATGATACTCAATTTTCTAAAGGATTGATTGAACCTCTAAACCGTTTTATTTCGGCTATCGGGCTTCCTCCAATCTCTTCGGAAATCATTGTTCGAACACAACTCTTCTAAAAATAAAGTAAACAAAATGGCAAAAGAATTCTCATTCAACGATCTCGACGAACAACTCACCAAGATTAGTCCTAAAGGCTCAGTAATCTCAGTAAACTCTTACTCAAAAATTGACGAATGGATTAGCACCGGTAACTTTCTACTCAATGCTCAATTAAGTGGATCATTATTTGGCGGTATTCCAAACAGCCGTTCAATCTGCTTGGCAGGTGAATCTGGTACTGGCAAAACTTTCTTGGCTCTTAACATCTGCCGTGAAGCACAACTCATGGGTTACAATATCATCTATTGCGACTCTGAAGCTGCGGTTGACCAAGATGTAATTCAAAATTTTGGAGTTGATCCGGATTCATTCCGATATCAACCGGTAAGTACTCCTCTTGAGGTACGACAATTTGTTGCACATTTATGCGACCAATTGAAAAAGGCAAAAGATGCTGGTAAGGTTCTTCCAAAGGTTATGTTGGTACTGGATTCGCTTGGGAACTTGGCCACTACCAAGGAACGCGCCGATGCAATCAGCGGATCTGACAAACGCGATATGACCAAACAACAAGAACTTCGTTCATTGTTTCGCGTAATCACAGCTGACTTGGCTGAGTTAAAGATTCCTTTCGTCTTCACCAACCATACATATGCAACTATTGGTTCATACGTACCAGGACAAACAATCTCAGGTGGAGGTGGCGCAATCTATAACGCGTCAGTTATCTTACAGCTTTCAAAGGCTGGTTTAAAAGAGGATGGAACCAATAAGACTGGTATCATTGTAACTTCAAAACCTGCAAAGAATCGTTTTGCTCGTCCGCTTCCTATTAAGTTCCACATCAGTTTCTATAAGGGTATGAACCCATACGTTGGATTGGAACAATTCCTTAGCTGGAAAAACTGCGGAGTTCAACGCGGTAAATTGCTTACCGAGAAAGAATTCCAAAAGTACTACAAGGAAGACAATCCAAAACACCAGGAAGTTCTTGAGACCGAAATCAGCAGAACTAACGAGGACGGCACGGTAGATAAGTTCTACCTCGAGGCAAAAGAAACTGCACGTACTATTGCTGTTGCTCATTTGTTCGACGTAATCAAGCCGCAAGAACTTTTCTCTTCAAAGGTGTTTACCAGGGATATGCTTAAGAGCCTGGATGAAAACTTTATCCAGTCAATGTTTAAGCTACCGAACGTATCTACACTTGGCGATATTGAAAACGATGAAATCTCTGAAATGATATCCGATGAGTCTGAAGATTAACAGAAATCGACTTCCCGCAAAGTATGCATTGGAAGTCTACAAAATGGTTGATGGTTATCCATCAACCATTGATCTTTTATACGAGGTTGTAACCATCCTAGAAGAAAGAAAATCTCTCGAGCAGCCTTTTACATCCAAATCCATGTTGAAAGAAGTCAACACACGAGTTGACGGCAAGGATTTGGAAGAAACCTTGAACAGCATGGCATCAGAAGGCTGGCTTACAACAATTGATGATGGCTATAAATTAGCCAAGCATCCGTGGGAAACCAATGACAAACCGTGAATATAACTTAATATGACATCTACCCACTTAGAAAAAATCTTCTTTCATTACCTTCAGGTAAACCGTGAATTGCAAGGTATTGTAGAACCACGGTTCTTTGAGTCTACCTTAATACGCAAGGTATACGAACTCTCTCGGGAGTTCTCGCAAAAGTACAGCGACGCTCCTACTCGCAACCAAATCTTGGAAATTGCCAAGATGAAAAACATGGAGGAGGACGTTACCGAAACTGCTTTAGTTCCTCTATATGACATCAACCTATCCGAATATGAGGAAGAATGGCTAAAGGAAACTGCCGAGTCCTGGATTGAATATAAGAATCTTGATACCTCAATCTTTGATGTCATTAACTACTTAAAAACTACCAAGGTTTCTGCGGAAAATATCAAGGATGTAGTTGAAAAGGTAAAAGGAATTGTCAATGATAGAAACTCAATCGAGTTTGGATTTGATGAAGGTCTTGACTTCTTTAACCCAGAATCTCACATACAGCCTACCAATGATACTTTTTCTACTGGGTACAATTACATTGATTTGGTTCTCGGCGGTGGTTTCTATTCCAAAGCTCTCTTCTGTTTTATCGGTGAAATGAAAATTGGTAAGTCAATTTGGCTTGCAAATTTAGCTGCCAACAGCGTTCGTCAAGGTTACAATACCGCGGTTATCTCACTTGAGATGCGAGACAGAAAACTTATTAAACGTTTAGGTGCAAATCTTCTTGGCATTTCAATGCGAGACTATGGAAATGCTGCAACTGATAAGGTTGCAATGAAGAAAAAGCTGGGTAACATGGGCTATGATAGTTTGGTTATGCCTGGCAAACTCTACGTAAAAGAATTTCCAACATCTTCGGCAGGCGTACCTGATATTGAAAAGTACCTTAAAAAGATGGAAGAAACTAAAGGCATCAAGTTTAAGGTAGTGGTTCTCGACTACATCAACATTTTGAAAAACTGGAGAAATCCAAATACCGAGAACATGTATATGAAAATCAAACAAATTGCGGAAGACCTCCGGGCAATGGCAATGCGTAATGATTGGGCGATAGTAACTGCTACACAGGTTAACCGCTCGGGTTTTGGAAGCACCGACTTAAGTATTACAAACATCTCTGAATCTGCCGCATTAGGTCATACAGTGGATGCAATGTTCGGTATCATCCAGGATGAAATTATGCACGCTAACCGTGAATACACATTAAAATTGCTCGCCAACCGTGATGATGGATATAAGAATAGCCGAAAGAAATTTAACATTGATTATGACTATATGCGCATTACCGAGGACACAACAACTGAAATAATAACCGAATAACATGGCAAAAGAAGACAAAATCTTTAACAATCGGTACAACACTGGGGAAATCAACTATGAACCGTTTCCCAAGATGCGTATTGATCTGCCCGAGAACTTCGACATATTGGAAGAGTATCAAGCTCATGAGTTGCAAAAAGTATTGCTGGAAATCTTCCAAGCTGCACCATTTTTTGAAACACTTACCAACAATCGTAAAGTTCCTAAAGGCGAATCCTGCAAAATCTTCTATCACTTTGAAGATGAACTAAATAAAAGAGCAGAAATGCGATTGATGGACAAGTTCATTATAGTTGCAGACTTTATGGAAATGAGTTACGAAGTACTCTACAAAGAAATCAGTATCAAACACAAAGAAACTCTTCTCAAAGAAATGGACGATGAATACGGCATTTTTAAGAAAAGAAACATACATAGATTGTTCTAATGAAAATTGACGCAAAAAGAATTTGGCTAGTTAGCGATACCCACTTGGGTGTCAGATCCAACTCAAGAGAGTGGATGGATAACATAGAGTCGTACTTCCGTGAATTCTTTATGCCGACAATTAAGAAGCATTATCAGCCAGGTGATGTGGTGGTACACTGCGGAGACGTTTTTGACTCGAGGCAGTCTATTAACCTCTACATCATGAACAAAGGAATTTCCATATTTGAAGACCTTGCAGAGATTCTGCCGGTCTATATGATTATTGGAAACCACGACATTTTTATGAAGAGTTCTAATGAAATCAATTCATTAAAGGTCTTCAAAAACAGCAAGAACATTACCATCTTTGAGGAACCTCAAAAGGTAAAGTTTGGTCCGCGGACTGCTCTAATGATGCCATGGCGAGAAAATCACCACGCAGAAGCTGAGGTACTTAATGACCCAGCTAATTTTGCTGACCTGGTATTTTGTCACACCGATGTAAAAGGCTTTACGTTTAACAAGATGCAGAGAATTGAGGACGGTAATGATGCTGACACATATGAAAAGTATCAACGCGTCTACTCAGGGCATATTCACTGGGCACAGAAGTTTAAGAACATTCGAATGCTTGGTTCTCCCTATCAACTCACACGAAGCGATAACGGAAACACCAAAAGTATTTGGCTGCTTGACTTGGAAACTCTAGAAGAAACACAGTTTGAAAACACGCATTCTCCAAAGTTTGTTCGTTTCAAACTTGATTGGTTGTTGGAACAATCAATGGAAAACATACAGCTTCTGTTTGAAAACAATTATGTAGATATCATGGTTGATGCAACCTGGTCTACGTGGTTTCCGTTTTCAATTTTTACAGAAGCTTTTTCTGGGTATCGCAAAATCAACTATATCATCACCACAGCAGATTCTGAATCCGATGATGATTTGCCAGTAGAAAATGAGGAGATCAACCTCCTGAAAATGATTGAGCTGCATATTGACGCGCTTCCCTATAATGAAGGCCTAAAAGAAAAGCTCACTAAAGTATCAACTCAGATCTATAATAAGATCTCACAAAATCTAAGCAGAGGCTCAACCGAATGAAGATAAAAAGCATAGAGTGGAAAAACTTTAACTCATACGGCAACCGTATGCAGAAAATTGCATTTGATGCAAATCAAGGTGCATTTTATGTAGTAACAGGGCATAACGGTGCAGGTAAGTCTACCATCTCAGACGTCATCAAGTATGGACTGTACGGAAGACTCGACAATAAAAAGAACCGAGACATTCCAAACCGATTCAATGGTAATATGTTTGTCCGTGTAGTAGTAGAAAAAATGCCAGGCGTGGAAGCCACCATTGAACGCGGATTGGCACCTAACTTCTTTAGGCTATACATTAATGGTAAGGAATACGACCAGGCTGGTAAACGAAATGTGCAGGACTATTTAGAGGAAGAGATTTTGGGAATGCCATACTACATTTTCAACAACATTGTTTCTCTTTCAATCAACGACTTCAAATCGTTCCTGGGTATGAGCCCTGGTGATAAGAGGCAAATTATTGATAAGCTATTTGGTTTGGAAATGCTGGCTCACTTACGCTGGTATGTTAAAGAACACCTTAAAGGAATCCGTGAAGGCATCTCCAATGTAGAGACTGAAATAGCCGTTCTTGAAAGAACTATTGAAAAGTCAAATTCGGAGTTGGAGCTTCTATTTGAAAAGCTTAAATCTGCTGATGAAGAAAAGAAGGTTCAACTTATTGATGGCATTCAAAAAGTTCAAGGCTATATTGCAGAAGCAGATAAAAGACTTGGTGAAATCGAGGAAAAGGACTCGGCCTTAAGAACTGCATTAAAGGATTGGAATAAGCAACTTACCGATAAGCAATATGAACTTAGAGCTAAACGTGAAAAGGATTCGCTCTATAAGAACGACTGCTGTCCAACCTGCGGTTCTGACCTCCACACAGATTACCACAAAACTCTAATGGAGGAAAACGCTGAAGAGATTAAAATGATTGAAGGTGAACTCGCATCAATCAAAGAATCTGTTAGCACATTAGAAGCTAACACTAGAAAGATTTCTGAGATACGAACTGACCTGAATGGTAAGAGGTCTGCGGCCAAGCAAAAGATTACAACATTGCAAAGAGACCTCAGTCTGCTTTCCGACGACGATGTAAAAGACGAACAAACCGGATCTTTGAAAAGCATTATTGATGATTCTGAATCAAAGAAAGTTGATGCATTGAAAAAGAAAGATGAGGAAGAAAAGAAATCAAACTTCTATAAAATCATCGAGGAAATCTTTGGAGACCGTGGAGTAAAACTATCCGCTATCAAAAGAATAGTCCCGGTTCTAAACCAGGAAATACGCAAAGTCTTAAAAGATTTGAATGTTGACTACCGTGTATCATTTGAGGAAGACTTCGGCGTTAAGATACTTCACATGGGATATGATGTATCGGTAGATCAATTAAGTACTGGCGAAAGAAAGAAAATTGACTTTGCAGTTATCATAGCACTTATCCGTATTATGAAGATCAAGTTTCATGGTTTGAACCTCATCTTCCTAGATGAAATCTTCTCATCTATTGATAGCGATGGTATTTGGCATATTCTTAAAGTACTATCCAATGCATCAAAAGAACTCGGTCTTCACACGTTTGTAATCAATCATAGCAATCTACCAACCGAAGTATTTGACTATCGAGTAGAAATTGAGAAGAAAAATGGCTTTTCTGAACTAAATGTTGAATCAGTAAGCTAAGATATATAGTAAAACAACACTATCTGAGTGCCATCTAACTACCTACATAAGTTCAATACTGACAACGTTCACGCAAGAGCCGTGATAGTTGGGCTGGTAAATTTGCTTAATAGCAAAGTCCAGTTTGAAAATATCTACTCGGACACCGACACTCAAATTGTGGAGGTTCCGTTTTACTACAATTTTGGTGGTGACGAGCGTTTTCTACAAGACTATTTTCTACAATGGAATGAGTGTCTTACTCCTAAAATGGTGGACGGAAATGTAGATCCTATACCTCGAGGTATAGTAACTCTGGAATCCAGTACTATCAATACCAATATGCTAACAAATCGCTTTGTGCGAGGCAACTACGTAAAGCAGGTTGGTAATGAAGTTCTTACCTATAATGCATTCCTTAATTCAATACCGCTAACTATGAACTTTACGGTGAAGATCGTAACCGATACTTCTCTTGATGCGTTTAAAGTACAGCAAGCGGTGTTAGAAACCTTCTACAAAACCCAAGTGTTTTCAGTAGAATTCAAAGGATTTCGTGTTCCTTGCCAGGTAGGATTCCCCGAAGATCAAGGTATTGAAAAGACTTTTGAGTTTACATACCAAACAGAGACTGAGATCTCTTTTAATTGTCCTCTACAGCTTGAGACATACTTCCCGGTAACTGACCCAACAACGGAAAGATTTGGAGGCAATCGTATGAATTACCCAGGAGGTCCTAACGTAGAATGGAGCTCTGACGAAACTTATGCAAAGCCGAGGTTTAACATTTCAGCACCTTCGCACCAGGAAACATACTTTTCTGCCGGCACTATGCCAATTGAATGGTCTAACACAGGACCAATTACCAGAGTAAACATATACTGGAGATTGGTGGGTGATGTTGATTGGACTCCGATTGTAAAGAACTATCAAAACTCAGGATCATACATTTGGGATGTTCCGTTTCTAAACTCTTCAGGAACTATTGTACCAAAAGAGACCACAAAAGCTTTTGTACAAACTTTAACAGGAGAATCTGCAAGGCTACGTGCTATTATAGATGCTTTAGGAAGCGTGGACAATATTATCGTGCTTGACGGAGGTTATGCATATGAAGGTACTGATGCCATTATTGTTAATGACGAAACTCTTACCGTTACGGCTCCTACCATTTCTCCTAATGTGATAGCCGGTACTATCACAGGATCTACAATCTACGCGGTCGGCTCCGGGTTTACTCCTTCTCCAGTGAATCAAATTGAGATCAAGGTAGAAAATGCCAATAACGAGAGGGTATACGAAATAATGAAGAGGGAAATTACATATCAGGCTCAAGTAACTGCAGGATCTAATCTCTTGACTAATATCGTGCCAGACATTTCGGTGGCACAAAACTTAACCGAATTGGCTCTCTATGTAGGAATGCCAGTCACAGGCGCGGGCATACCAGCTGGCGCATATATCACACAAATACTTTCTGGAACGAACCAGATACAAATATCAACCAACGCTAACGTTTCATCTGCTTTGACCCTGATTAATGGAGGAAAGCTTGACGGTTTTATCACAATCAAGTAACTTTCACAGAATCATGGAGAAGAAGAGATATATAGTTAGGAAGAAAATAAACTAAAGTAACATGTCTAAACTAAGAAATAGAATTGAAGCTCTACAAGCCAGCGCTACATCAGCGGCGGTTCTTGAAGCTTGTAACGAAGCAATTCTTCGTATTGAGCCAAACAAATCTACAGAAGGCGATATTTTGGAAAGCCTTTTGGAAAATCTTTCAAAAGTAGATGACGAGGCAGCAAAGCAGTTTGTCTCCATGAACGTGGTAGAAAAAAGAGTTCAGTCTCTCAATGATTTAGGAGTAAAGAAATCTTTCTCTACAATTGCTGAGTCTGAAATTGCTAAGCACCCTGCGTTCTCATACATGTTTGAAAAACTACAGGCAAGCGCCAATTCTCCTGAATGGATGGTAATTGAAAGCGTAATTGCTGCGCTCTCTCCTTTTAACTGGGATTCGACCGTTAATGAGTGCTTAAAAAATCTTACTGCTAATGCAGACAAACACAGAGAGGAAATCACTATTTACAAGATTGTTGAAAACCTAAAGAATTCTACTTCTAATTACCTGTTACCAGGTGTTTCTACATTGTTGGAAAACTACCTTGACACACGCAGTTCTGCTGACCGTGTCAAGCTGATGGAAAAGACTTCTCAGTTTATTTTCGATCCACATATGAAAAACCTTTACAACTTCCTTGGGGAGTCTGAAAGAACTTTCCACATTGCAACAATTGATAACAGCTGCTCTGTTAACCGCGTTTATTCTCCTGTATTTTTGGGAGAAGGCTTTGAACTTTTTGCTGCTAGCGGAAAAATCTACAGAAAAGAAGGAGAAGTTATCACAGTAGCAAACGAGGAAGAAATCAATTCTCTTCCTGCTAACTTCTTGGCAGTATCCGATGTTCTTGGAAAAGAAAATGTGGTAGTAGCTGAAGGAACTGTAAAAATCTACTCAGGAGACAAAAAGGTAGAAATCAGCGAATCCGATGTAAAGATCAACGGAAAGGTTGTTGATACCGCTGATATTCACAAGGTGTACTTAAACGCAGGCGTTTTCAAAATGACTGAGCGTGAGAACATCAACCACATTTATACAATCAAAGAAAACTGGGACAGCCTTTGCGAAATGGACTTTGCAAAAGTAATCACTTCTAAAGCTGAACCTCACAAAACCATGACCGTGTTCTTCATCGGCGAAAATATCTTCTTAAACAAGACTAATCGCTTAATGAATGAAAACGTATTCTACGCTGATTGCAATGCAACTCAGACCAAGAACCTGGTTATGGAATACATGAAATTCGACATTTCTTCTACATTCTCTTCACTTCTTACCGAAGAAACAAAAGCAATCAAAGAATCTAACTCTTTGAAAGCAGAAATGGTAACTGCCATCACCCACCTAAACGAACAAAAAGCTAAATTGGAAAATCTTCCTAAAGAGATTTCAGAAAATGCTGAAGTTAAAGAACTGATTGCTGCTATTGATGAAGAGATCAACTTCCTCAAATCTGAGTATTCAAAAGTCGACAGCGCCGAGCGTTCAACTACCAAGGTAGATGAAGGTATGGGATTCAACGTTGGTGATGAAGCGGAGCTTGGAAAAAAAAAGTGAGCGTAACTGCGGTTGATGCCGCAGGTAAGACAATCACTGTTGTAGACGAGGAAGGTAATACTTCTAAAGTTTCCCCTACTGAACTTAAGGCAACGGATAAAAAACACCGTGCTAAACCTGGTAACCCTGTTGAGATCAACTCACAGGGTGACGGTGCTACTGTGGCTATTAAGGAAGAAAAGGAAGAAGGCTATGTAAATGCCAAAATAGGCGTAGAAGTACAAGGCATACCTGCCGGTACTACCGTACAAATCAAAGCGCTTGATTACACATCCAAAGCTGACAACGACAATATCGATATCATTCTCCCAAACAAGAAGCTTGCTCAAGTAAAGAAGAAAGACGTAAAACTTTTTGAGGCTGGTGTATATAATTCTGAAACGGATATGAAAAACAATCCGAAAACAAAAGAAAACCAACCAGATGAAGTAACGGGAAAGCTTGATATAGTATTGGACGGCGTAGAAAATCTGCTAGCAGAACTTACCGAACTTAAAACTGTTATTGACAGTGATACCAAATTTTCATCTGAAACACTAGAAAAATGCATAGCAGAACTAAACACGTACAAGAAGAGCATATCGGAGGAGAAAACCCTATCGAACTCATCGACGGTGGAAGCGTAAAGAAGAAAAAACCTTCTAACTATTACGTAGATCCTAAGGAACTTAAAGAAGAATTAGCAAAATCAAAGGAGGGTAACGAGTTGACTCCGAGAGCCATAGCTATATTTCAAACAATGGCCAGCGAGGCTTCTAAAAAATTGCGTTATCGCGATGAAGAAGATCGCAAGGATTGCATTGCATTTGCCATGATGGATGTTGTCCGTTATTGGCGCAGTTACAACCCAGAAAAATCTAACAATCCTTTTGCCTATTTTACCCAGATGATTAAGAATGGGTTTGCCAAAGGATGGAGAAAATTGCATCCACTATCGGCAGGCGAAAAGGTCTCATTGAGTCACGACAACGTCTATACGATCTGATGCAAAAAACAAACAAAACGAACCCACCTCACAAGAGGAGTAGATTTAGGCAAGGGTATTATGTGCTTTCCAATCCAGAAAAGTACATTGGCGACCCTACCAAAATCATCTATCGCTCTTCGTGGGAATTTCGTTTTTGTAAGTACTGCGACACAACACCGGAAATTCTTTCTTGGTCGTCCGAGCCAGTTGGCATTCCCTATATCAGTCCTATTGACCAAAGACAGCACACATACTTTGTAGACTTCTATATGAAACTGCAAAAACCCGATGAGGTACTAGAATATCTGGTAGAAATCAAGCCATCAAAAGCGCTTAAAGCTCCTGTGATGAAAGAAGGACTAACAACGGTTAAGCGTTTGAAAGAATATAATCAACAAGCAACTGATTGGGTAATTAACCGCGCTAAGTTTCAAGCAGCGCAGGAATTTTCTCGAATCAATCATAAGCACTTTATTATTGTAACCGAGGAATTCTTATTCAAAAGAGTTAGATAAGTATGGAAAGCCCAAAACAACAATACCAAGAAAATATGAGGAAGCGTCCTAAAATAAAGCAGGAGGCGTACCCATATTTCTTGGATAAGTACATTAAGGACCCGTATGCTGACAATGGCTTTTTAGATACTACTGAAAGGCTATCAGCAAAAACTCTTCGTCAGTTTATACCCGGCAAGATTTACACCTTTAGATACGACCCGGTACACAAGGACATATTGGCTTATTATGACAAGCAACCAATTATTTTGGTTTGTGGACAGTGGTTTGCTGAGACTACAGGTAACCAAATAGTAACAGGCATAAATCTTAATTTTCTACCAGAAATTGAAAGAGTTAATACGTTGGAGTATTACTATCAATCTGTGAAGGCTGATATTGATAATGCATACAAAGAAACTGAAAAGAACAATCAGGTATCTTTTATCAAAAGGGCTCTAATAGTTTTACAAGACATTACACAAATGTTTAATGTATTTGGCAAAGCTGGAAAGATTGGCTACCAATATGCAATGCGAAATTACATTATTGGCGGAAACATGCAAAAAGTTTCTCTTGTGGAATACGATGATTGGCAATATATTCCTTTTATCCAAACTAAAGACATTGTAGGAGCAAGCCTTGGTGAAATTCACAAGGCATACCTTGATAGCAAAAATCAGCTAATTAAAAAACAGCCTCCTATGATGATGTCAACAGAGAAGAAAAGGAAATACAACAATAGATAAATAATCAAACAAAAGATAAAGACATGGCAGGTTTTATTGATAGAGTAGGTGCAAATCCCATATTTGGCCAAATATCCAAAAGTCTAAAGACGCTGTCTTCGCTTGGAATGAAGTATGAAGACATGGTGGTAAAACAATCTCGTGCTGTCGGTGTTACCGAAGCAGAGTTTGGCTTACAGGGATATCTACCCGAGGAATTCCTCTACTCCCTAGCACTCACCGATGTAGGACATAAGAAGTTTATTGCATACTTTGATAAGGACTACAAATCCCGTAGGGACTACCTTCGTAAATTTGCGATGAACCCTGAAATTGAATTCATTCTAGATACTGTAGCTGATGAAGCTGTAGTATACGATGATAACAATTACTTTGCAGAGATTGACACAACTCTTCTTAAAGGAATCCTTGATCCTGAAAATGCAAAAGATATTGTAGATGAAATCAATACAACGTTCAAAAAAGTATATGCTCACTTCCACTTTAACGAAGGGCATGACGGCTGGGCGTACTTCCGTCAATTACTAATTGACGGGTTCCTTGCTATGGAAATCATTTATGATCCAGCAGGAAAGAACGTTATTGGTTTCAAAGAATTGGATGCGACCTCTTTACGCCCCGGCGTTGAAAAGAGCGGCGACGGCGTTTACCGTAAAATCTGGGTACAGTACGAAGACATTCCTGCCATGAAGCGCGTACTACTCGATTCACAAATCATTTACATCTCATACGCTAAAGGTAACTTTACCGGACGTATCTCATATGCTGAGCGTCTTGTTCGTTCTTTTAATCTATTGCGTATCATGGAGAACAGCCGTGTAATTTGGAACATTATGAACTCAAGCTTCCGCTTGAAAATGGTGGTTCCGATTGGTACAAAATCTCCACAAAAGGCTAAGGAAAGTTTAGCAGAAATGATGGCCATCTATAAAGAGGACATCAACCTAAACTACGACTCGGGTGAACTTTCAGTAAACGGAAAGCCAGCCATGCAGTTCTACAAAAACTATCTCTTCCCTTCAAAGAATGGTGAACAGCCTGAAATTGAAACTATCGGTGGAGATGGTTATGACCTAAGCGACACTGAAGCTCTTGGATATTTCCAAGACAAATTAAAGGAAGACTCTAAAATTCCATTCGGCCGATTTGATCGTACACAGGATGGAGGATCGTTCAGTATTAGTTCTGACGGTATGGCTCGAGATGAAATTCGCTTTAACCGCTTTATTGTTCGTTTACGTTCAATCTTTCAGGAAATACTCATTAAGCCGGTATTCATTCAAGTTGGTTTGAATCATCCGGATCTTGCTGAGGACGAATTATTCAAATCAGCGTTGGCTCTTAAATACAGATCTGACAACGTATTTGAGGAAATGAAAGAAATGGATGTTATGGAAAAACGTTCAAACTTCGTTACCACGATGATGGGTATCATGGAAAAGCAACCGGATTCTTCAGGTATGCTACAAGATGTACCTTACTTCGATCCAAAGTTTTTGATAGAAAAATATCTTGGTTTAACTAACACAGATATTGCTCGCAACGAGGCATATAAGGAGGAACAAAAGATCAAAAATGATGCTGCAATGAAAGCTGCACAAGCATCGGGTGG